CTTGAAAGAGCCTCCAATATTGAGCATGCGGTCAATACCTTCTGCCCAATTGATTTTTCCGATAGGCTTATTCAGCGTGTCAAAAATTTCCTGAATTTCTCCACGCATTACCTTCAACGGGTGCAAAGCCTTCTCAATTGCAGCCTGTATATCCTCTACGCTCTTACCTGTTGCTTTTGCTTCTGCTTCAATCGCCTGGATCTGTGCTTTTTCTCCCCAGTCTCCGCGCAGTGCTTTCTCATGCGGGCGGTTGCCAAACAGGTTTGTTACTTGGACTTGATTGTATTTTGCAGCAATTTCGCTGTTCAGTTTCCGATTATATTCAAGTGCATCTTCTACAGCTTTCTTATACTCTTCCTCCTGTATTCTTGCCGCCTCATGAATCCGCTGGCATGTGCTCTCCCAGGAGTTTTCGAGGTTCTCGCTGTAAGGGATAATTGCATGCAACGTGCTTTCCGCTTTGGCAAATCCATTGAGCATATTTTCGTTTGCGATTCGCCTTACGTCTTCATAAGTTTCCTTAACGGCATCTCCCCACTGATGAAACTCCCGTGCGGATTCATCCATCTTCATGCCGAGTGCACCAAGCGGAAGTTTGGACGGATCGAACATGGAAAAATCAATCTTCCCATTCTCTTTGATTGCGTCGCCAAAGTCTTCCGTAGAAGACGTCACTTCTTCAATCCGTCTGCTGGTCTGCTCATATCCGTCTCCGAGCTCACGGATATTTTCCATGCCGTTTTCAATACGATCTACCGTTCCGGAAACCTGGTTATTAATTTTGATATTGATACGTGTATTTTCAAACCCCTTCAGTTTTGCAAGCTGATCCGCAAACTGTCCGAGTTTTGTAATCGTTGATCCGCTGATCTCGTCATCGATAACGTGACAGATCTTTTGCAGTTGGTTTGTAACGCTTGTAAGATGAAGACCGTCGCCAACTGCTTCCTTAACTTTTCTGAGCGCGCCAGCGAGTTGGTCCAGGTCTTTTTCGGCATCTTTGTAATTAACTTGTACGCTAAGATCAAGAACTCCCATTTCAGCCATGACCGGTTCCTCCCCGCTGACGCGCTCATCGTATTCTTACTGCCCAGAGTCGCTTGCCTGAGGCGCTTTTTGGCGGTTCTCGAAGTTCTTGTTGAACTTGTTGAGCATCGCCTGAAACATCGCCATGGCCAGCTTGCTCTGGTCTTCTTCACGTTTCCTTTTGACTTCTTCCTGTTTCTGCTCTTCCGCAAGCTCCAGGAACGGCTTTGCAGGATACTCCGGCAACTTCGTACTGGACTTCACGTTCAGCCCGCCCACAAGCAACGGCACGCATTGTAACGCCCTGATCAGGTATTGCCCCATGTACCAGTTGTTCTGGTCTGCCAGGCGTTGCTCGTTCTCAATGCGTAGCCTGTAGGCTTTCCTGTATGCCGGTTTCAGGCTGCTTTCGCCGTCCCAGTACTGTTCCGGCGTCATGCCCATCAGCAGATAGTGCGGAAACAGTTCGTCAAATATCTCTCCATACGTGCGATGAACCGTCTTCCCAGGATCGTCTTCCTCCGTCAGACGGTCTCCCACGTAGGGTCTGCGTTCTCTTCTTCCTTGCTCTCGGCCATCAGATCCTCAAGCGGCTTCATGTACAGCTTTGTGAGGATGCCGAGCAGTTCGTCCTTTTTCGTCTGCTGCGCCCAGATGTCCATAATCTTTTCAGGCATCATGCCCTTGTGGTGCATCTGGAAGGCGCCGGTGAACAGTTTCTCGATCATCGTGTACGGATAATCCGTATCAATCGTGAATCCGTTCCGTTCCATGTTTTTCACGACGCGTGCGTTAAACTCCAACGTATACTTCGCGCCGTCCTTATCCCTGATTACTACCTTGGTAAAATCCTTCTCGTTCGCAGCCATGGGCTTGCCTTCCTTTCTCGCCGAATCAATCGGCACTGTCTTCTTTGTCCTCGGCATATCAATGCCTCCTCATGCATGCCTGTGCGAATCCCTGGGGAAACGGGACGGATCCCGCTCCCCAGGGGTATGCATTAATTGGATTTGTACACAACAACCGTTGCAGGAGTGCAACTGATAGTCATGCCGACCGCCTCGTTCACGCCACCTCCGGAAATGCCCGCAGAGACGTCGCCGGTCCACTCGAACTTGCCGTTGTGGCCGTCGGGCGTTTCGTTTCCGCTCGTGCCGGACGCGCCGAACCATACAGCGTATTCGTACTGTTTGCCTTCAAGGGCAACGATCGCGGCATAGTTATCGGGCGTGTAGTTTGCGCCGAACTGGAACTCGGACGTGTCACCGATACCCTGGATGTAAACCCGCATGTAGTCAGACAGCGAGGTAATGTCGATACGTTCCTTCGGAGGAATCAGGTCCGGGAAGGAAGTGATATCGATCAGCTTGCCGTACGTGCCACTGGTGGTCGTGCGATACATCAGGTAGGTTTGATAGGTGGAAATACCTTTCAGGTCCGCCATAGTCTTGTTCTCCTTTCGTCAAGTATTTGAATCAAAAAACGCATGAAAGCGTTGGAAAAAGTCCAAACTCGCAATCATGCGTCTATGTGGTATTCAGTTCCCGCTTACCTGCGGTAAAGGTTTCCGTCCGCATCAACCACGGCTTCATACCGTGCCACATAGCGGACGATTTGCGGATTGTCAGGATACGTGACATAGTGTCCGCTCATCCTGCTGAAGTTCAGCGAGATCATACGCTCGTCGATCGCTTTGTAGATCTTCCTGCATTCAGCCTTTGCCGATGCCACGACGTCCAGCTGGTAGGTGATCAGCGTAAAGTTCTCGACCGGCGTTGAACTCTGCCTGTATCGGAAGGTCGAACTGTCCATCTCGTACAGGGATGCTGCAGGCAGTTTCGTGTAGTCCACAAGCGGTGTGGATACGAACCGCTTCGCTGCAAGAAGTCCGGACGCGACTTCATAAACGTTGTTGAAGATTTTCACTTCGTAATCGTTCATTCTGCCACTCCCTTACTCTTTCCAGGAAACCCCGGAAGCGATATCGTCCGCATTCTGTTCCAGCCACCGAAGCGTTTCATACATAAACGGCCTGGATGCCACACCTTTGGTCCATCTGAACTGATTGACATTGTCAGCCTTCAGGTAGTACACCCATCCTTTTTCGCCGTGGTTGTGAATGTCATACTTCCATTCAGCACCTTCAGGCTCCGGGTGTGGAGACTCCATGCCTACAATGCCTGTGCCGTATTCCACGTACAGTGCGTATGGGACATCCGTAAAGATGATGCCCTTTCCTTCCTGCGGAAAGAACACACCCTCTATGCTGTCTTCAAGCTCGCCTGTGTATACGGCGTTCATGTGCATTACGTTCATCTTGGCAGTTTTTACGCCTTCCTCTGTGAGCGCACGCACAAGGTCATCGCACCATGCTTTCAGTTGCCGTTTGAACTGTTCGATCTCACGGATTGCTTTTGCAAGTCCCTGTGCTGTCAGTTCAACGTGAATCGTTTTCCGGATCAATCGTCCTCACCGTCCGTTTCGGATGTCTCGGCAGGCTCGTCCTCGTCATCCGTATCAGGCAGTTCTTCCGCTGTCGCGTGATTCATGGTCTGCTTCCGCAGGGCAATGCTAACTGCGTTCAGGCTTGGCCGTATGGCTACGATGTTGTACAGTTCCCCATTCCATCGGATGAGTCCGAGTTCATTGAAATCAACGTTCGGATCATCCATCACAAGCGTGTGCGTGTACCGGATGTCCTGCCCATAGAACTGTTGGCTCGTCTGTCCGCTCGGAGAAGAGATATTCCCCTCTTTTTCCACGGCATTGCCGTACTGCGGGTGGAATTCTCCTGTGTGCTCTCCGTCTTCGTTTACGTCCGTTTCCAGCCCTGTGTGTGGCAGGTACTCAAACTTTGTCATGTTCCGCTTCAGACATTTCATGATGCCACCGCCTTACCGGATTACCTGGGCGTACGGCACAACTTCAGCAAGCATTCCGTCCGGGATATCTGCGGAACCATAATTCCTGTGGATCCCATTCTCAATGTGCTGAATTTCGCCTTCCGCGCCGCGCTTGTACATCATGTAGTTGGCAATCTTCAGTTGAATTGCCACATACCTTTCCGGTACTTCAAGACCTTCATAGTCCGTCCTGAACGGATACATGCGGTTGAGAATCTTCTGCGCTGCAAGGTCCAGGTAGACTTCCAGAATGTCCTGGTCCGTATCGTCCCCGTCCATCATGTGACGGAGCATGGAGATTTTCTTTTCCAAGGTCATTCTGTCTCGCCTCCCTTTACTTGCTGACTCTGCGCCTTGTTGAGGATCTCGGTTTCGCCGTTGTCTTTTCAGCAGGTTCCTGCTCCGGCTCCGCAACCGGTTCAGGCTTCTTTGCAGGTTCTTCCGCTCCGCCGATCACTTCGACGGCTTCGCCCAGGTCGGATTCCGTGTTAAACACTTCACCTGCCGTGTGCCATCCAGAAGAATCCTTGATGTTCCATTTGGCTTTCACCAACATGGTACGTTCCCCTTTCTGTGGGTCTTCCCGGCGGCAGGAATCTTCCGTACCGCCGGGGTAATCATCACTTCACCTTGATCAGGGCAACCTCGTTCATCCGCTCATAGCTGGGCAGGACGATCTCAGAAGCGAAGGTGTTCAGGTTGACGGGATGCTCGTCAAGGATCTGGGTCAGTGCGATACCGCTGTTCACGATCGCCACATCCACGCCAGGCTTGCCCATCAGGTCAGCCTCTTCGGGAGTGGTGCCGCGCCAGGTGTTGCCCAGTGTGCCGTTCGGCAGGACCGCAACGTATCCATCCGGAACAAACTGATGCGCCACGCCGGACTCGTCCTTGTACTGCTTGTCGTACACGATGATGCCGGTCAGGTTCATGGCATCCTTCAGCACGTTCACGATCATGGTATCTGTCAGATAACCGGCGGCGACGCCATTGATGGTGAACATGTCCTTGATCTGCTTGATCGAACGGAACAGCTTGAAGGTGTTGTTGTTCATCGCGATCAGCGTGCCGATACCGCCCTGTGCCTTAATGGCGTCCTGTGCGAGCTGGATGTCGCCAAGAGGATCAGCGGCATTCGGCTTGTCCCAGGTGTAGTCGCTGCCGACTTCCAGGAAGTTCGCAGCTTTCCACGCGCCCTGCGGGTCGTAGTTGTAGGTGTAGTTCACGCCATTGGCTTCG